AATGGCTTTAAGAAAGGTTATCAAGTTGGGCTTAACAATTTTGACGAAATATTTAGCACGTACACCGGTCAGTTTATTACTGTTACTGGCATACCTAGTAGCGGTAAGTCTGATTTTGTTGACCAAATGGTTGTAGGTTACAATAATAATTATGGTTGGAAAACAGCTTTTGCATCTCCTGAAAATGCTCCTACATATTTACATGCGCATAAATTAATGCGTAAGACTTGGCAAGGTATGCCGTCGTCTAAAGATATACACGGAGACAAATGGAATCAAGTAGCAGGGCATGTAAACGATAATTACTTTTTTATAGACATGGAACGTTATACGGTGGTGGTGAATGGTATGATGCTAGTTATCACGGTATATTAGTTCACAGGAACTATGAAGAAAAAACCGTTAAAGCAAAAATACTAAAAGTTAAGTTTCAAAACTTAGGTGAAAACGGAGCTGAGGCTCATTTTACTTGGGAACCAAGATCAGGTTGTTTTGTACCACACTCACCTCTAGTAAATGATAATGAGGCTATGCCTTGGGAATAAATGGCTAGAAAAAGAATAGACATGGGTTATCATATGGCTAATACTGAAGAAAGAAAAGCTATGCAGTGGTGTATAAACAACGGGATTAAAATATCTCCATACGCGCATAGCACAATGGAATGGCACATAGACATAGAGATAAACGGAAAAACAAACAGATCACCTTACCTATATAAAAAAGTACAAATATGGGAAGAGATATTTAAATTTTATAAATATTATTACAACAAATATGAGAAATAGTTATGACAATGCTAACATTACAAACAAAGAACGTAACTGGAGTTTAGAATATGCTGAAGCCGAATGGCAATGGTATTTATCAGGTGACCCTAGTATTGATAAACTAGGAGAACTGTATGGTAAAATACCACCGATATGGGAACGTATGGCTGATAGTAATAGAAAAGTTAATTCTAATTACGGTTATCAATGGCAACGTAATTGTCAAATTGATTATGTAATTGCTAAGCTTAGACAAAACCCTAAAACAAGACATGCTGCAATAAGTATATATGACTGTAAAGAGTTTGATAAATACAAGAAAGATACTCCTTGTACTTACGCAGTTCAGTTTACAATACTAAATGATAAACTAAATATGTCTGTTTATATGCGTTCTAATGACATCTGGTACGGTTTCTGTAATGATCAATATCAATTCTCATCATTACAAAAAATGATTGCAGAGAGATTAAGTTTAGAAATAGGTTGGTATTACCATCACGCACACAATATGCACCTATATAACGATAAATTATAAATTATGTATTATATATACCACATACCAGGTAAAAAGATCGGTGTTACACGTAATCTTAAGAACAGAGTTACGTTAATACAGGGTTACAACCCAGGCGAATATGAGGTTCTTGACGAGTCAGAAGATATAGATTATATCTCTGACAAGGAAATAGAACTTCAAAAGTCTTACGGCTATAAAGTCGATAGAAAATTATATAAAAACTTAAATAAAAAATACCCTATGAAAATAAACGTAACAGAACAAACTACTACGTTTCCTTTTCCGATTAATAAGTTGAAAGGCCACTTGCTTGACAATTTAGGAATGCAATGGGAGACAGAACACGGACTGTTTATATTAGAAATAGATTCAGTTCGTTGGATTATGCAAAACGTAAGTACTTCTATGTATAACAATAGTAGATCGTACATATACAATAAAGCTTTTGCTAATTATTTTAAAAAACCACAACTCAATCATGATGAAGAGTTTGTGGTTAAAAAGACTAGAACACTATCTATGTTTGAAGATATTAGAGAGTGGGCATTAACAAGAGGTTTATACCAACAAGGTAATTCACACACACAATATGTTAAACTACAAGAAGAAGCTGGTGAACTTGCTAAAGCTTTATTAAAGAAAGACAAACCTGAAATCGTAGATGCGATAGGCGATATGGTTGTAGTTCTTACAAACTTAGCTCATCTTGAAGGTTATACAATTGAGCAGTGTGTTAAATCTGCTTATGATGTAATTAATAAACGTACAGGTAAAATGATTAACGGAACATTTGTAAAAGATGCAGATTAAAACACAAGACAAGATAGTACAAAACGTACTAAGGAAGATGGACGAACGTAGCTTAATAGGTCAAAAGAAATATGGAGCTACAATGATGCAAGAAATCGAAGGTCAAAAGAAAGATCTTAATAGATTTATTGTTGATGTACAAGAAGAACTAATGGATGCTATATTATATCTTGAATCAGCTAGACATTGTTTACGTGATGAGATAGAAGAAGCTATGTTAAATCGTATGAACGTTATCGGTCAAAACGGTAATGATGGATTACATTACAAAGATATAGAAGTTAATGAGGAAGAAATCTTTTAAAAGAAAAAAAGGTCCAGTACAATCAAAAAAAATAACTTATGATGGTATTAAGTTTGCATCAGGTTTAGAAAGATATATGTATATGGCTCTCAAAAAAGCTAAGATTAAAGCAGCTTATGAAGGTCAAACATTTGAACTAATACCATCATTTGAGTTTGATATGCAGTCAATAGAAAGACAAAGCAACGGTAAAGGTGAGTATAAAAATAGAGGTAATAAAAAAATACTTAATATAAAATACACGCCAGACTTTATAGGCGAAGACTTTATAATTGAAACTAAAGGTAGAGCTAATGAGTCTTTTCCAATACGTTGGAAATTGTTTAAAAAACTATTAACTGAAAAATTTGATAATACATGGACATTATATAAACCGCAAAATCAAAAAGAATGCGACGAAACAATAAGGTTAATCCTGCTCAAGCAAAACACTTAGCAAGATGTAAATATAGAGAACGTCAAATAGACAAATGGTGGAAGTGGAGCTTTGAAATGAGAAACAAAATTAAATACAAAGAATTAGTAGAACAACAAAACAAGTATAATATAAAAGTATATGGATAAAAAAATAATAAAAAACAACTGGACATTAAGTTTAGGTTTTTACCCAGGTATAGTATTTGGTGTAAGAACATACGATGAACCAGAGCAGACAACATATGTCTTTTATATACCTTTTGTTGATCTAGCTCTAGAAATATATAACAATGATGAATAATATACCTAAAGATAAACTTTTACATTTTTTTTACGGAACAATATTAAGTTTTATATTTATTATGGTTTTTGGAATAAAAGGATTGTGGTTGGTAGTTTTTATCGCCGCGTCTAAAGAATTAATATACGATTGGTATATGAAAAAAGGTACTCCTGAGTTTATGGACTTTGTGTTTACATGTATACCAGTTATAATTTTTTTAATATTAGAATACAATGGGACTATTTGATAATAGAATACCGTACAAACCTTTTGAGTATCCTGAGTACTACACAGAAGGTTGGTTAAAACAAGCTCAGGCGTTCTGGTTACATACAGAAATACCTATGTCAGGTGACGTAAAAGACTGGAATGAAAAATTAACTAAAGAAGAAAAAAACCTAGTAGGAAATATCTTACTAGGCTTTGCTCAGACTGAATGTGCTGTGTCAGATTATTGGACACAAAAAGTAGTTGGTTGGTTTCCTAAACACGAAATACAACAAATGGCTATGATGTTTGGATCACAAGAAACTATACATGCTGTAGCTTATAGTTATTTAAATGAAACATTAAAGCTAGAAGATTATGAAGCTTTTTTACATGAGCCTGCTACTGCTGATAGATTTGATAATCTAGTTGCTTATGATGGTAAGTCTCCTGTAGGTATAGGTAAATCGTTAGCAATATTTAGTGCGTTTGCAGAAGGTGTTAGCTTATACAGCGCTTTCGCTGTTTTGTACTCTTTTCAGCTACGTAACCTACTTAAAGGTATTGGGCAACAAATGAAGTGGTCTGTACGTGACGAAAGTTTACACAGTAAAATGGGTTGTCAGTTATTTAGACATATGTGCGAAGAAGACAATAGTTTATTAGACGCTTGTAAAGAAGATATTTATCTTGCGGCTAAAACTATGGTTGAATTAGAAGAAAAGTATATAGACAAGATGTTTGAAATGGGTGATATTGAAGGTATGAAATCTTTTGACTTAAAACAATTTATAAGAAAAAGAGCTAATGATAAACTACAAGAACTGGGTTACACAGATAAAAGAAGATTATTTAACTATGACAAAGAAGCAGCGGCTAACTTGGATTGGTTCTTTCATCTTACTGGGGGTCATACCCACACTGATTTTTTCGCGGTTAGGCCAACTGACTATAGTAAAGCAAATGAAGGAGAGGACTTTGAAGATATTTGGTAATGAATAGAAAAAGAAGATGGAGGTATAGACTTATAAAGTTTTTAAGATATACCAATAAGTTAACTGCTTATCAAAAATTTGCATCACGTATTGGTTATTTTGGTGCAGCTTTTTTAATAGCAGGACAATGGACGTTAGAACCTAAAAACAATGGAATTTAGTAGCTTTAAATTTAAATGGTTTAACAGCTTGGGTAACACACTTTTTAAAATGATATATATAATAGATAATTTTTTACCTAAAAATTTATTTATTGCTTTGCAAGATATAAATGAATTTAACGAAGTAAAAACACCAGGTAAATCTTTTTGGGTATCTACTTTACCTAATGAGTTTGTAGAATATGTTACAAATAAAATAAGTAAAATAGAAGGAAAAAAAATTGAAAACATATTGTGTTTTTTAAGAGAAGCAAATGAAAACCAAGATAATGAATGGAGAATACATAATGATAGTATAATAGAAGGACAAAAGCCTGATAGAGCTATAGTATTGTATGTTGATTCTTTAGAAAATAGCTTAAATGGTACAGCGTTTTGGGAACATGAAAACTATGGAGAAACATACATAGAAAATAACACTGAAGAATTTAATCGCATGCTAACGGAAGATTCTAATGATAAATCTAAATGGAAATTAAAGTCTATAATTGGTTATAAACCTAATAGATTACTTTCTTATCCTTGTAATTACTTTCATAGTAAGTATCCTAATAAATTTAAACAATCAAGAAAAGTTTTAGTAATGTTTTATAAAATTAAATAATATGCCAAAAAACAAATTAAAAGAAAAAGTAGAAGGTTTGACTAGAATAGTTAAACAGTTAGTGACAGAAATTCAACACAACGCTAATATGTCGCAAGGAGTTTTAACAGCTCTTCAGATACATGTAGGTGAAGATGAATGGAATAAAATAGTAGAAGAGTTGAAAGACAGAGAAGTAAGAGCTAATAAAGAACAAGAGAAAAAATTAGAGTTATAATATGTGGAATAATGAATGGAAAAAAGGAACAGACTATCCAAAGTGGGGAGACACCGAAGTCTATAAAAAAACTATTGCCGGGGGATATTTACTTGGCAACGAGTCTCCTAAGGAAGCCTATGAAAGGGTTTGTAAAACAGTCGCAACAAGACTTGATAGACCAGAAATGGCAGACATATTTTTTGAGTATATTTGGAACGGCTGGCTTTGTCTTGCTAGCCCAGTACTTTCCAATACTGGTACCGATCGTGGTTTGCCTATCAGCTGTTTTGGTATTGATGTTGCTGACTCTATCATAGATATAGGACAGAAAAATTTAGAGATGATGCTACTCGCTAAGCACGGCGGTGGAGTTGGTATCGGTATAAATCAAATTAGACCCGCTGGCGCTCAAATAAAAGGAAATGGAACAAGTGATGGTGTTGTGCCGTTTTGTAAAATATACGATTCAACAATCCTTGCTACTAATCAAGGATCTGTCAGACGAGGAGCTGCATCAGTTAATATTAATATTGAACACCCTGACTTTGAAGACTGGCTTGAAATCAGAGAACCTAAAGGTGATGTCAACAGACAATCGCTTAACTTGCATCAATGCGCTGTCGTCGGTGATAAGTTTATGCGAAGACTTGAAAGTGGTGACAGTAAGGCAAGGTCCAAGTGGAGTAAACTTCTTCAAAAACGTAAAGCAACTGGAGAACCTTACATATTATTTAAAGGAAACACAAATAAGAATAATCCACCCGCGTACAAAGACAATGCGTTAAAAGTACATATGACTAACATTTGTAGTGAGATAACATTACACACAGATGAGAACCATAGTTTTATATGTTGTTTATCTAGCTTAAACCTAGCTAAATATAACGAATGGAAGAATACTAACTTAATACATGACTCGATATGGTTTCTTGACGGCGTGTTAGAAGAGTTTATACAAAAAGCTAAGTACAGAAAAGGATTTGAAAATTCTGTAAGATCTGCTGAAAAAGGTAGAGCATTAGGTTTAGGTGTACTTGGATGGCACACGTATTTACAAGAAAAAGGTTTACCATTTGAAGGTCTATTAGCACAATATGAAACAAGAAGAATTTTTAGTCAAATTAAAATTGAGTCTGAAAGAGCTAGCATGGCTCTTGCTGATGCTTATGGAGAACCTCTTTGGTGCGTTGGTACTGGTATGCGTAATACACATTTACGTGCTATTGCTCCCACTGTATCTAACAGCAAACTTAGCGGCAATGTCTCACCAGGCATTGAACCATGGGCTGCAAACGTATTTACTGAGCAAAGTGCGAAAGGTACTTTCATACGTAAAAACCCAACCTTGGAGAGTGTTCTTGAAGATGTTCACGCCAACAACAAAGAAACGTGGGAAAAAATCTTAGCAGATGGAGGATCTGTACAGAACGTTGAAGAATTAAACGATGTTCTTATAGGTGATCACGATATACCTGCTAAAGAAGTTTTTAAAACTTTTAAAGAAATTAACCAATTAGAGTTGGTTAATCAAGCAGCTATTAGACAACAATACATAGATCAAAGCATGAGTTTAAATTTAGCGTTTCCAAGCGAGGCCACGCCTAAATGGATTAATAAAGTTCATTTTACAGCATGGAAAAAAGGAATTAAAACTTTATACTATATGAGAACTGAATCCGTTCTTCGTGGTGATATTGCTGCCACAGCTATGGACGAAGAATGTTTAAGTTGTGATGGTTAAAATCAAAAAAGGGGACCACGTGAGTGATCCCCTTCTTCGGTTACAGGAACTTTTGGGTATGGTACGCCCAGTGTTATTTTGTTCCTAACATTTCCATCTACGTCTAGCAGCTTTACCTCTTTCTCCAGTCCAACCTTTTGATCTTGCGCAAAATGATTTTCTACGTTTAGCAGCTTTACTACCAGGTTTTACATCACCTGTTACAGCTGTTTGTAATTTACTACCTGGGTTTTTTCTTTTATATTCAGCAACACCTTTTTTAGTCATTCCAGCACCTTCTTTAACGGTTCTAAAATTTCTATTTTTACCTTTAGTTGTTTTTCTAGGTTCAGCTTTTTGAAAAGGAGTAGTCATCTTTGTAGGTGCGCCACATTCTTCACCAGTTTTAACATTTACCCAGTTTTCTTTTTCAAACCAGTCTTTTAATGTAGCTCCTTTTTTACGCGCTCCTTTAATTTCTGATCTTTGTGATCTTTCTCTTTTTCCTGATCTACCAGCAGACTCTTTAGCACTAACAACTTTTTTCTTTTGTTCAGCGCTCATACTGTTTACCTTAGACTTAGGTAAACAAACTTTTGTAGTACCACCTCCTTTTGTAGCATTTGCAGGTGAAGATTTTTTACAACTACCTTTAGCCCCAGGTGTTGTTCCTGCTACTCTTTCATAACCTTTCCAACAATTGAATGGTGATTTATTATTATACGGATGTGCCATTATTTCTTTTTTGATTTTTCTCCCCAATTAGCAGCGCCTGCTTTTCTACATTGAACTAATTGACCTGATGCATAAGCACTTGGCCAAACTTTAACTCTTGATTTTACTTTGTGATAACAAGCGTCTTTTTCACCTTTTTTTTTTAAAGGTGATTGATGTGGTAATTTAAAACCTCTCATCTTTTCGTTATGTGCAATTCCTTCTTTATTACCTGTAGTTCCTGGACTGTTTATAGTTCTCATTTTAGCCCAACCACCTTGATGCATCATATCAGATTCACAATGATTTAACGGAGATGGAAAGTCTTCGTCTATATTTCTTGCTTGTTCTGAAGTTAATATAACCTTAACTAACATGTACCCAAGCTGGATTTTTATCATTACCAAATTCCCATATAATTTGATCAAAATTACAGTGACTACATATCCAATCAAACATTTCTGCATTAGTTTTATGCCCATAGACATCATCAATGTCCATTGCCATACCTTTACAATGCTGAGAACTTGAAGCGCCTCCTAGAGCCTTGTTTAATTCTTCAGACCTAAACATGCTAGTAATTTTTATAGGTCCACCAACCCATAATCTTAGTGGTTCAAATATTTTTTCAGCTAACATTTTCATGTTATTGGTTTGCTCTTCATTTGGTATATTGTCTATACCACATCTTTTTGCTGTATTTGAATGTATCGCTTCAGCAAAAGTAATATGATCGCTTATTTTCATAATTAGAATTTAAAGTTAATACCCGTCTTTATGACCTCTATCTTTCTATCCCAGTATTTCTGTATTGCTACTTCTGTAAATAATCCTATTTTTTTATTTAGCTTAATTCCAAACTGTCCACCAACAGAGTAATCAACCCAATCATTTTTACCTATAAAAGATTCATATGAATATTTGTTTTTATCTGAATCAGCAAATGTTTTATGTATAGGTAATACTGATCCATAAGCATGAAACCAAAAAGATTTACGGTAATGGTAATAGTCAACACCGATAATACCTGATAAATTAGCATATCCACCAGATATTAAATCTAATTGCTCTTCATTGTATTGATTAACTAATTGACCAAATATGTTTTCTCTATAATCTAAATCTGAATTAGAAATAAGAACATTGTTTTGATCATACCAAAAGTAATCAATACCTGTTTCACCTGTTTGAAAATTTTCCCATGAATAAGCGACATCATTATGTCCGTAGTAATCTCTACTTAAATTCCACCATTGGTTTTCTTCTAAGTAAGATTGTATAGGGTTTACACCATAAGCTTTTTGATAAGTTCTATATATCCCACCAATTGATAAACTAAATTTTCTACCTATAGGTAATCTAAATCTAACATCAGCAGATCTATAATCTAAATCAACTAGTTCGTTTTTTATTTCTTCTAGTTTTATTATATAATTATCAGACAAATAACGTAAAAATATTTTAGAGTTTTTAAAGTTAACACCTTGTTGTTCACCTTTAGATAATTCAAATAAATACTCTAATCCATTAGTATTACCTTCATTACTTTTTTGCCCTATATTAGTTTCTGTGCCATCGTAAAATCTATCTTTATCTTCATAATCAAAGAAAGCTAGTTTTCTTAAACCAAAAGTATAAGTTGCATCATTAGGTATTTTAGGTGTAGTTTCTTCTAACATGTTACTTTGTGTAACATAAAAAGATTGTGTAGGTTGTATAGCATTGTTTTGATCATAGCTACCATACAAAGTACTGTACTTAAATATTTTTTTAAAAACTTGGCTATTAGCGTTTAAACTAAACAATATAGTTAGTAATAGTATTTTTTTCATATTAAAATTTGTTTTGCAATAATTCGTCTATGTTTTTTTGTAATTGCTTAACAGTGTCTTCTGGTAAAGTTAATGACATACCGCCATGTACTCTAAGTATTTCGTCACCATTATTATATAATATGATTGTTGGTAAGTATTCTATTTTTTCATCAGCAAAAAACTTTTTGTATTCACTCATGAATATAGTGTGTGTATTAAATTGTTTAAATTTTCTTAACGATATCTGTTTATCAACTAAAAATTCAGCACTAAACTGCACTACACTTATGTCGTCTTTGAATTGTCCAAATGTTAATGTTGTAAAAAGTAAAGCTATAATTAATTTCATTAGTTTTTAATTTTATATAATCTTTCATCTAGTGTTTTAAGCATAGCTTTTATTTCTTCAACATCTTTTTCTATGTTATCTACTTGCTCTATAACCTTTTCAACATTAGATCTTATTAATTCATCTTTGTATTTAAACTCTACGCTAGATATTTCAGGCTCAGGCATTTCCATAGCGATAGCTATATCCGCTTTTAAAGTAAAATAAGTTGTGGCTAATGCTATAGTAAATCCTATTATTGTTCCTATTGTTTTAAGATCAAGTGTTACTTTAGTTTGTTCGCCAATTTCTTGTGCCATTTTATTTGTATTTTTTAAACATTAATTTATAAAGCAATTTGTTCCAGGTTGATTGTAATTTGTCAATTATTTTTTTCACTTATTATTTGTTTTTTCTTGTAGTTCAATTATTTTTTTAACTCTAGCTTCTTCGTATTTTAAATCTTTTATTTGCTGTTTAGTTAGCCCTAATTTCAACAACATTTCTTTTTGTTGTTTAGTATTAGTTTCTTTTTTCATAACAGTTACTTTTTCTTTAAGTATCATTTGAGGTGTCATTTCAACTTTATCATCTACACCATAGTAGGGTAATCCTACATCCCATGTTGACCAACCTAAAGCCATAGCTACTTTTTGCCAGTTTTGAGAACTGTTGCTTGTAATAGCTCTAATGTTATTTATTTTTTGTATAGCTCTATCAAGAGGTATATTTGTTAAACCAGATATAACTTGTGCTCCAGCTAAATATGCTGGATTATCTAAATCAAAACCTTTATTTTTTATATTTTCTCTTTCCCATGTAACTGTATTAGCTCCAGATCTTAGTTTTCTAAACTTAGAATCTATTGGTGGAGAGAAATCAAATAAATCATATACTGCTTTTACAAACTTAGGTGATTCTTTATCATTTTCATTTGCTATAGTTAATAAAGAATTTTTAAGTGCTGATACAGCAGCTCCTTGTATACCAAGACCTCTTAGAAGTGAATCAGCCATACCATTTGCTATTCTACCTGTTTTATCTTCTTTTTCCTCTTCTTCGTCTTCATTAAATGCTATAGAAAACAACGCGTTTTGCAATGCGTTAAAAGCTATGTTTTGTATAGCAGCATAGTAAACTATTTTAGATACATTACTTTTCCAATCTCCTCTTTTATTTATAAGATCTTGGCTAGATCTTTTTATTATACGAGCATACTGCATTGGTGTATTAGCAAAAGCTAGTATTACACGACCAGCACCAGACGCTTGTTGTTGTGATATTTTACTTGGATTACTTGATTGCTGATTTTCTTCTGCAATAGCATAGAAATCATCAAAAGCTCTTTTCTCTGCTTCTTTAACATCCATACCACTTTTAACATAAGCATCTATTTGGTTTCTATAAAAAGGAGCACCACCCGAAGCAATAGCAAAACTATCTGCTATTCTTGTAAATATAAAACCTTTATTAAGTAAATAACTTATAGCAGCTTTAGGTTTGTTAGAAGCTTCAGCTACAGCGTCTGCTATTTCAGATTCACTAACATTTATTTTTAAACCAATGACAGCGCCAACAGAGTTGTTTAACCAGTCTAACACATTATTAACTACTCTAGAACCTCCTATTGGTCTATTAGAACCTGATTTCATTCTAGCTAACTGATCACGTAAAGCTTCTACATAGTTAGGACCATAAGCAGCAAGCTTCTACATAGTTAGGACCATAAGCAGCTTCTAACTTATTCATGTTTTTATCTGAAAATATAATGTCAACATTTTCTTGCCACTCTTGTAAATAAGCTTTTCTATTTACTTTATTTATTTCATTTAATATATCAGAAGTAATTGTACCACCTAACCAGTTTTTACCAGGTTTAGGATATGGTTTACCTTTTTGTATTTTAATTAATTCATCAACAAACGTGTTTAGTTCCGCGTTATTATCTACAAAATCATTTAATTCTTTTATATCACGTTTAGATAAACCAGGTATTTCCATGTTTTGTCTTGTCCATGCGGCAACTCTTGAAGCTTGACTAAAAGTAAATCCACCAATACCAGTTTGTTTAGATAAAGATTTAGGTAGCGTTTTTAAATTACCTTTAAGGGCTTTAAAATCATTAGCAGCAGTTATCTTAGTTTTAGTTACAGCAAGTTCTGCTCTGTTATATGGGTCTAACAAATTAGTTTTGTAAAATGCCATTTGAGCATCACCAACTTTACCTTTACCTAATGTTTTATAAAGTAAACCTGTAAAGTCTTCAGCTGATGGAGTATTAAAGAAAGTAAATTTACCTTTGTTAGCTCCAACTGTTTTAGCTCTAGCTGCAGAGTATTCTTTGTAAGATTCTATACCTGTAGAACTTTCTAATATATTGTTAAATATTTTATCAAATGTTACTTTTTTACTTGACTTTGCTACTTGAACAACTGAATTTACGTCTATTTGACTTAAAACCTCTTGTACGGCTTGTACATTTTTATAAGCATCATCTGCAAAATAAAAATCATTATATCCTTCAGCTGCTTTACCAGCAACCCAATTACCTTTAGCGCCAGGTGTTCCATTTTCTAAACCTGTTATATTAGCTAGTGGTATGTTTAAACCAATACCATCCAAAAACTTTTTAATACCTTCAGCTGCTATTTGTGGTCTAGCTGTTAAAACAAATATATCTTTACTTCCAAATTTATCTTGACGTTTTAAAGCAAGATCAGCTAAAGGTCCTTTTTTAGC